AGCCCTGCAGGATTCGAACCTGCGACCCATTCCTTAAAAGCACTATGATTCAGTACCTTTAAGCCCAGTAATCAGCCAAAAAAAAGACCTCATTTTCTTTGGTTGTTATCAGGTAGTTTAATAAACTAAACAGCGTTTTCTTTCAACGCATTTATGATGGTGATTGATCTTTCTAAGGATTTTCTAGGGTTTACTTCTTTGATGTAGTCTAATTCTTTCTGCCAAGTGGCTTTCATGTTTCTGTTAGGTTGAAATTCTATTTGGTCGTAGGGCAGATAACAAAAAGCAAATATATCTACTTCGTTTTCATCATAGTCTTTTTTAATTTTGTTGACTCTTTTCTTTATATCCCACCTAACCAATTCTTTTTTTCTGTGGTGAAAGTTTGACTCAGATGTTTTTACTTGAATCTTGTATGGGGTGTCATCTTTCATAGCCAAAAAATCGTATCTAGCTAATGGGTTGGGTTCAAAGATTTCATCAAAATATTGAAGGAGGAAGTAGGCAGCTAAGTGTTCACCTGCACGCCCTATCTGCTGTTGGTTCATTTTTGCAGTTGTTCTAAAAGGTCTTGTAAACTTTTTGCTTTTTCTTCGTAATCTTCTGGCAAAATAGACTGAGTAACTGGCGCTGCACCTCTTCTAGCAATAAAACCAGGCGCTTGTAAGCCAGACATAATTGGACTAATACCAAATGGTCTTTGATAGGCAATATCAGCCAACAATGCTGGTCCAACCAATTTACCAATATTTTCTAAAGGTCTTTCAAAAGCACCAGCAGCAACTAATCTTGATGCTGTGGCTGAATCTGGAAAAGCACCACCTAATACATCTTCTGCTAATTGTGCCGATTTTTGTAAAGGTATTTCTTGTTTTAAAAATTGTTTTTTTCTTTTTGTTTTGTCTGCTTTTTTTAAAGATCTTAAAAGTTGTGCTGGTGTAAATACACCCTCTTTAACAGATGCTTGTGCCATAGCGTCTGCTACAGGACCTATATTTCTGTAAACACTATTTATTTTTTGTAATTCTGTGTTTGGGTTTTGTATTTCAATTGCATCTTTAAATTGATTTTTTAATTGTTTAAAAACTAAACCTATTTCACCTTCAAAACCACCTTTAGGAACAAATTGTTTTTCTAATCTTGTAAATTCTGTTTCAATATTTTTAATTTTTGACCCTGATAAAGCATTGTCTTTTACATTGTCAGATATGTTTTTTACTATTTTTTCAACAACAAAATCTTGGTTTTTTACAGAAAGACCAGAATTTTGTATTGTATCAAGCATTTCATTTTCTATTTTACTTACATTAGATAATTTTAATGTTGGTAAGACCTTAGAATATGCTTTGTCTAATTCAAGGTCGATAAAATCATAAGCTTCAAAACCAACTTTATTTTTAGGAAGTTTTATACCTAAAGGTGCAATTGCTTCATTAAGTAAACTATTATTTGCTTGTATTAATGCTTTTGTTCTTTCTGATTGTATAACAGGCCCAACACCAGGATAAGATGTTGAAAATTCTTCGATAGCTGTAAAAAGCCTAGAACCAATGCTTGGTGTGTCTCTAAAAGATTGACCGATTGTTGGTTGAACGCCCTTTTTTTCAAGCTCTCTGGCTTTCGCTGATTTTAATGGAAGCACTTTTTCTGCTGTTTTTGCTAAACCACCAGCTGCAACTGCTCCTGTTAAACCGCCAATAGCTCTTTCTGCAATATCTCCTTCAGTTGCACCAGTTCCGTAAATCGCTCCTTCTGCTGCTGCTCTTGCGCCTGTTCCAAGTTTTGCTAATGCTGTTCTTCCTAATCCAGCCAATCCTGTTGTTATCCCACCAGCTATTTCTGTGCCATAAGCTATAGCTGGTGCTTTTTGTCTTATTTCTTCCAAACCTTGTCTTGATTCTTCTAAAAACTCATCATAGGTTTTTGATTTATCAAAAGCCGACCTAACCAACGCTTCTGCTTCATCACCAAAACCAAAAAGAACACCCTGTGCAAGCGATCTGCCAACATTTAACATTGGTGATTGTAACGCTTCTGATTCTTGTTCGTAATTTACTGGTTTAGGCGCTGGCATTATATTCCTTGAATATCTTCCTCAGTTAAAACTCTAAATTGTCCGTTAATTTTATCTAAAACAAAGTCACCAACTTTTAATTTACCATCTCTAACTTTTTGATCGAACTCTTGATCTGAAGAATAACTTTCATACAATGGTCCTAATTTTTGGTCAGCATATTCACCAAAACCTAATAAATTTTTATTTTCTTTCAAATATTGGTCAGCTAAAAAGCCTCTTCTTTTGTTGTATTCAAACATAGCTTCAAGACCTGCTGCAATTACTAAGTTTCCTTTTGGTGTTCTGCCTAATGTTGGGACAGTTGATTTAAATAATTCTATTTCTCGGTCAGATGTTGCACCAGAACCGACAACCCTCATTCTTGGCACCAAATAGTCTGTGGTTGCTCTAAATAATTCTTGTTGGCTATATTTATTAATTGTTTCTTCATCTGCAACACCTAAACCTATAGCCATGCTTCTAAATGGTTGTAAAAATTCTTCAAGAACCCCTGTTTCAACGCCTTCTAATAGTAAATCTTTACTTAATTTAACCCTAGTTAATAATTCTGAATTTGATGCAATTTGTTTATCAATTTCTTTTTTTGTTGCAAAACCAGCTTTAAGACCTTCTTGTGCAAGAAAGTCCTCTGCTTTTTGTGCAGTATCAATTTTTGTTGCTCCTGCTTGTGCTTTGTTTAACAAAAATTGTTCGTACTCTTGTTCTGTTGGGGTTGAATCTGTTCGTATATATTCTTCATAAGAAGATGGTCCTTTAACTGGTTTATCTTCTTGAAGCAATTGATAAGGAACACCAGCTTCAAGAGCTTGAAGCATAGATGCCATTCCTGGATTCTTTTTAAGAAACTCATCTCTTGCTTTTTTCCTTCTTTCTTCATCTGCTTGCTGTTGAAATATTTCTTGTCTTTGTAAAACACCTTGAGCTGGATTAACACCTCTTAAAGTGTCGCTTAAAGCCAAAAGAAAATTACCAAGCTGTTGGTTTTTAAGTTTTTGGTTTGCTTGTTTTTTATTTTCAACACCTTGACTAAATTTTTGTGTATTAAAAAGATTTTGCATTACTGGTTTGTTATCACCAGGTTTTCTAAATCCAGGAATTAAAAGTGAATTATTAATATCAAAACCAGAAGTAGTGTCTGGTATCTGCATTGTTGGTTGGTAAAAAGATAATGGTTTTTTCATTTTTAACTAAACCTATTTGTAAAGAAACCGCCTTCACCGAAACCACCGCCCATAGCCATACTTCCTAACAATCCAGCAGCACCACCTAAGAAGTCACCAAAACCAGGTCTGTAACTTTGTGTCTGTTGAGACTGTGTAGGCAATGCACTAACACCTTGAGCAAGCAAACCAAGTTGTTCTTTAGGAAAGTTAATACCTCTTAGGAACTCATTGTAACCTGCATCCATAGCTCCTTGTTGTAAGCCCTGTTGTTGTGCACCAATGCTAGACAGTAAACCTAAGTTTCTAAACTGGTCACTGAGTAAACCTTGGTTAATACCAGAACGGAAATTTCTGTCTGCCATAGCATTAGCAACAGAACTATCAAAACCTTGCTGTCTTAAATTTGCTGCAACATTACCTGCTCTGTCTGCAAAGTTTCTGTTTGTTTCTGCTTCTAAGACTGCTGAACGAGATCCACCAAAAGCACCTCTGCCGATAGCTGCATCTTGGTCTGATTGTATTTGTAATTGTCTGCCTCTGTTCAAGTCAGCCATAGCATTATCTATAACTTGTTCTTGGAATGGATTATAAAAAGAGTTTATATCTAATGGTGCTTGGCCCATACCAGCTAATTGACCTCTTGGGTCTAAAGCCATTGATTGACCAAACATATTTCTAGTTGCATCAAAGCCAGCTAGTTGATCTGGATTAAATCCTGCAACCCTTGGCCCTGTGTAGGGTGTAAAAGGTAAAGCTGCAATGCCTTTAGCTCTATTATATAGGTCTGTTTGCATTGCTGCGATTGCTGGATCAGTAGTTGTGGTTGTTGTTGATTTTCCTTTGCTCATAATTCTTTACTTATTAAATATTCGCTTTTCCAGCCTTTGCCTTTTAGCTTTCTAAGCCATCCTTTCCTGCCTCCACCGTAGAGGCGTTTAATTCCTAATTGTTTGGCAAACTGTTCAATAGAAGTGTCAACTATTGATTGTAGTTCTGAATAATCTCCCCCGCAGAACAGTATGTTAAGTGTCTTAATCTGGGGAAAGACAACTATCTCCGTTATTATAGCACTATTTTTGCCAGGCCATAAAGCAAAAATGCCCTTACTAATTTGTTCTTCTACATCCTCGATACTATACATATCTTGGTGTTTGACCGCTTTTTCAATCCAAGGTTTACACCTTTGCCACTCTATCTCCCACGGCTCTAATATTTTAGATTGTTGCTGTGGCTGAGAGAGTTCCGTCATTTGCGACACTAATTTTATATTTTGTTCCATTTGGACTTACTAATACTAATTCTGTTAAATCGCCTCCACCCACTTCTATTCGCTCACCTTTCTTAAAAGACAAACCATCTCGGTATTCTATTTCAGAGACTAAATAATTTTGGTAATCAATATCAAAATTTCCAGATGGTTTTTGTAAAGACCTTCTAGCCATTATCTTTTACCTCTCTTTTTGACATCTAATCGTATATTACCAACTTGGAATGGTTGTGAACCATCACCTGTAACTTTCATTTGTACTTGTCTAGCTGTGAACCTAGCATCAGTATATCCATCCGCATCAAAATTAAAATTACCAAAGTTTGTTTCTGCACCTAATGGGTTAAACCTGCCTCTAAAACTAATAGTAACACCTGGTAAAGTATTAGCATCTTCATCTGGAAGAATTTGATTGCATTGTACTAAATTACTGCCTTGAGCAATTTCCATTGGTGCTGTTTCACAAAAGGGTACTTGAATACCAACATTCTCAGAGTTGTTTAAAGCAACATCGCTTTCATGTTCAAAAACATTACCAAGACTATCGCAAGCAATCGGTAAATTAAACACACCCTGATCTATCCAACAGGATCTATCCATAGAACCAATAGACCAAACATTATCAATGTAATTCCAAATAACATATTTATTTGGCACAAGACTTACGCCTGTTGGAAAGAAAAACCACATTTCATTGTAATTAGAATTGTGTCCACCACAGGAAGTAGGTCTATAAGTGTAATTTATATTGTCATATATAAAATCATGCACATCTGATTTAATTTCTTTTATTGCACCGTTGTATATAAAAAATGAGTTTTCACCCATCCAAGCTAGGAAAGAACCAGCAGAAATAATTGTTCTAGGGCTGATAGCTTTACAGTTTGTGCCAGCATCTTGAATACCATAAATAAAAGGAGAGCCAGTATAATACATTCTAGCTATACCAGTATCGGTATAAATAATAATGTCTGTTTGATATTTAATGCCAGCAACAATTCTACCGCCTGTTGGTACTTGTAAATCACCTGCTGTGTTAGTGGCTGAAGCTGTCCAAGTGTTTAGTGTTTCTCTTGATGACCAAGCAATCTTTCTAGGATCGCCACCTGCTCCTAGGGCCACAACATGCCTTTCATTTGTGACCAAAACACCCTCACAGTTTGTTGGTGCACCTGTAACAACACTAGCTATCGTTGCTGGGGTATTAGGATTCCACTCGTATATTTTGCCATCAGAAGGCGAACAGAATAAAAGTATTTCACCAAAGTTATCAAAAGAAAAAGTTGTGGTGTCAAAAGATAAACCTGACTGTGAACGAGCATCACCAAAATCTTCTACGCCAAAATGATGAGCACCAAAACCAAGTGGTGATAAAGTATCATCACCAACAAAACCTGTTGGTGTAATGTCATACCAAAGTTCTTCATAGTAAATTAAAACACCGTTTCTTGTGCCAACAGCTAAAACTTCTTTACCATCGTTATCGTAGTAAGCATACATGCCTGTTGGTGTTGCTGTTAGAACTACTTCTGAAGCACTTGATGTTCTTGTTAGTGTGGCAGCAATGCTTTCCACATTTGTTTGAAAAGTGTTGATAGTAAAAGTTGTTGTGCTTGGTACTGAAGCAATCGTATAAGTTTGATTTATTTGACTAGCTGGCATACCGCCTGTTGCAGCAAAACCATGTAAATTAATCTTTTCACCTACTATTGCTCCATGTGCGGTAGTGGTGGTAATGGTAATAATAAAACTGCTAGCAGTGGTACTAACTGTACCACTAAATATTCTACCTACTGGATTTGGTCTGAGTTTGTTCCACCCCTTGATTGGAGTGAGATAGCCGTTTTCAAAACGAACTAAATCCCCATCTACCCAACGACCTTTAGTTGCATACTCAGTACCGTTCTTAACGATACCTGCTGGTGGTGTAACGGGGATTAACGCCATTCACTTAACTTCCGATATGGCCTGTTACGACTTTTGGATCTATTAAGTCAGCAATTTGTTCTGCTAAACTATCTTTTAGGTTTTGAACTTCTTCTTCACCCATAACTGCTTCAACCCAACCAGTAACAATTTCATTGGTTAAGTCTGCATAGGGAACAAAGTTTTCAATATCATCTACATTTAAAGATTGTGTACCATATACGCTTGCTGCATAAAAATTATCTTCACTGTCTTTTTCATCGCTAACAGCATTGATTCTCCAATGCACATTGAATACCACTTGTGAGTGGTCATCGTGTTCGGGATAATAGTCAACTGTCTGACAATCCCAAT